AACAAATTTAAACAATATGGAAAACACACCATACCTATATTATAACAACAAATTAGGCTTTAAGATAAGTTATCTTACAAGTGATAGACACCACGATGATAGCCTTATGCTAATATCTTACAATGCGTTGTATAAAAGAATGAAAAGTAATACTTGTTGCGAAAAAGAACTTCGCAGAGCGTCAATAGGGATAGATGCCTTAATATTATTCAGTTCCCTATCAAGACAATGGAAAGATGCCATAACGTCAAAATTTGGGTCACCAAAAGAAGAAATAAAACAATCTTGGTTTGCGCAACATTACGAGTTTGATCGCAAGGCAAAAGAATTTTATCTAGCACACAGATACGGCACTAAAAACGAAAAGAAAATAGACTTAGCGCTGGTTGAAAAATTCTCTTACAACGCATCAATGCTAAATACGGTTATCAAAATGAAAACCGATCGTAAAGCATACGCAAAAGCATTAGGAGTTACTTCATTAGACATTTGGCAAAGTTTGTCTAACGATGTAAACGCTTTTCGTGAAGTACCACACACATTGCCACCAAACAAAGATAGCTTGCGTAGAAAAGTAACCAAGTATCAAAAAGAAAAGTACGCATCACTTTTAGGACGTTTGGCAAATAATAATGCCGCAAAAGTAGCTTCTAAAGAGCAAACCGCCTTAATGGATGAACTAATTAAATTCCATAACGGATTAGACAACGAGCAAATTGCAAAATTTTATAACCATACTGCACGGATTGTAGGGTGGAAAGAAATTACTGCAGGTACTGTTGCTAACAGAAAAGATAAAAAGAAACTATCAGTACACGCGGGTAGAAAAGGCGTAAAATCATTAAAAAATAATGTTCTAATGCAAGTTAAACGTAAAAGACCAAGCACACCAATGCTTTACTGGACACTAGATGGTTGGGATGCGGAGCTAATGTACCAAGACACAATTACAAAGAAAGTACAGGGCAAAATTAGAAATATAACTACTTATCATAACCGACCATCTGTTGTAATAGTTTTAGACCCCCATAATAATTATCCAATAGGCTATGCAATAGGCACTCATGAAACACCCGAGCTTATAAAGCAAGCGCTACGAAACGCTATGCAACACGTTCATGATTTGTTTGGTAACTTCTATATGCCATATCAATTGCAAAGTGATAACTATTCAAAAAAGAAGATGACACCACTTTATAAAGCAATTACTAAACACTACACGCCTGCCCAAGTAGGTAACGCAAAAGCTAAAGTAATTGAGCCTTATTTTAATACAATCAATAAAAAATATTGCAAGTTATTAAATAATTGGAGCGGTCACGGAATAGCAAGCGGCTCAAAAAACCAACCAAATATAGAGTATATCAATAAAATAAAAAAGCACTTTCCAACAAAGCAAGAATGCTTTGCACAAATTGAGTCTATGATAATGGCGGAACGCTCAAACAAAGTTGCCACATATACAGCGAATTGGTTAAAAACAAAAGATGAATTTAAACAAGTAATGTCTTTTGATAATTACCTTCTAAACTTTGGTAGCCAAACTGGATATACTAATAAACTAAAGGGAGATGGCTTAACCTTAAAAATAGAAGGTAAGAAATATACTTACGATAGCTTTGATATTAATTTTAGACACCAAGCGTCTTTAGAATGGATTATCAATTACGATACTAGCGATTTAAGCCAAGTACTAGCCGTTTCTAAATGTGGATCAGAACGATTCATATTAGAACAAAAATACATCCAACCAATGGCTATTGCAGACAGAGAAGCAGGAGATACCGATAAGCTAAAAGAAATTAGAGATTTTAATAAAAATGTAGTCGATGGAATTATAGAAGAGCAGATAGAAAACTACCAGGCATTAGATCCGTTCTTTGAAGATAATACCGCCTTACAGCACACAATGGCTAAGCTGCTAATTACGGACAGCCTAGGGCAACACAAAAATAACAAATCTCAAGCACGATTAGAGGCTTCTAAGGCATCAGCTAAAATCAAAGAAAAAACAATTAAAACAGCCCAAAAACAAGAAACTAAAACTTTTGCTCAAGAACAGGACGAATATTACAAATCACAAATTAACGTAGATGAATATCTATAAAAACAACTAAATTATGAACAATAAATTAAAACAAACCATTGCACAAGCGTGTAAGCAATTTATTAAAGATAACGATTTAAATCAAGCTAAATTTTCACATGCAACTGGCGTATCGCAATCTGTAATCACACATATTTTAAAAGAAAATAGTACGTTTACTATTCGTGCTGGAAATGATAAAACAGTAATAATTGCAGACAAGTATTTTAATAGGCTAGCACGATTTATAGGGCTAGAGTTAAACCCAACCTTTTGGAAAAATCAAGCAACGCCACAATTTACATCTATTATTGCCAATTTAGAAGATGCCAAACAACACGGAACTACTAAAATTATTATTGGAGAAACTGGCGGAGGAAAAACACACACTATAAATTTATTTAAGCGTAAATATGTAGCCGACACCTACATCATTACAGTTGGATCTACCGATAACTTATCCGATTTAATCGATAAAATAATCGATCAACTTAAAATTACCACAGGCAAAACGAAATCTAAAAAATTAAGAGATATTGCTTTGCGTTTACGCTCGCTTAAAGAAGATGGACAAAAACCACAATTAATTTTTGACGAGGCAGAATATATGAAACAACCTGCTTTAGCATCTATGAAAGAATTGTACGACCACTTAAACAAGTTCTGCTCTATCATCTTAATTGGTACAGAACAACTAATTGACAACATCAATATTTTACGTAAAAAAAACAAACCAGGCATACCACAATTTTACCGAAGAATTAAATTTGGTATAAGACAACTTCCTGCAGTTGATAAAACATTTAAACTGTTTTTAAACGATATTGAAAGCAACGAAGTAAAGAAATTCTTACGCCGTATTTGTGATAATTATGGCGAGTTACACGATGTGTTAGTTCCAGTAAAACGTGAGTCGGATAGAACTGGAGAACCAATAACAGAGCAGTTTATAAGAAAAGTGTTAAACCTACCAACTAGAATGTATGCTTAAGAGAGCGCTAACAGTTGCCAATATTCAAAACCAAAAAACGTTTAGAATACATTTTTTTGGTAAATTTTTGGACGCCTTTGGCGAGCCACAAGATAGAGGCGTATGGTTTATTTGGGGTGGTTCTGGTAGTGGTAAATCTACCTTTGTAATGATGCTGGCAAAAGCGCTATCTTTCTTCTACAAAACGCTGTACAACCTATTAGAAGAAGAAACTGACGATAGTGATTATATAGATAGAACCATTTTTTTAAAAATGAATGAAATTAAGAAAGGTCAATTTTTAACGGCATCCTATAATTATGATGACTTGGTTACTTATTTAAACAAGCGAAATTCTGCAAAAGTGATTATTATAGATAGCCTTACCTATTTTAAAATCGACTTTGAAAAGTATTTGACCTTAAAACGCCAATTCAAAAATAGAATATTCATAATCGTTGGACACGCTGAAGGCAAACGACCTAGAACAAAGTTTGAAGAGGACGTAATGTATGACGCTAAAATGAAAATATTTGTAGATGGATACCAAGCACTATGCAAAGGTAGAACCATAGGTAAAAATGGAGGCGTATTTACTATTTGGAAAGAAGGATATGAAAAATTACGCGGAAAAGAAATTTAAAAACAATTAGTATTATGAGTACATACATACCACAATTAGTAGACAGAACAGCAGACCACTTGAAAATGTTAAAATTCAACCTATTTCTAGAGTGGGCATTAAAAAATGGATTTGGAGATATAGACGCACAATATTTAGTTAGCAACCAAGCATTATATAATTGGTTTAATGTACAGATAAAATTAATAGATGAAGAATTTATAAGAAGTGTTGCCAATGAAAATGTTGCCAAAAAATCTACAATAGAGCTGTTTAGCCTTTACCTTATAATGATAAAAAAAATACATCAACTTTATCCTAAAAAGTTGCTTAACAATGTAAGGCGGACACAAAAAACAAGTAGCCTACTTTACCTAAAATTTAATTTAAACTAAATGGACTTATCACGTGATCATATACTAGATGCTATTAGCTACTCTCGCGGCAAGAAGGTCAGCAACACTGTACTGTCAAAATCAGAGTCAATATTGGCGCATCAGTACCTACACTTAAAAATAGCATTACCAACAGAAACAAGGCTTAAAATAACACGAATTGTAAGGCTTACAGAAGATATCAATTGGAAAAGACCAATAGTTAGATACAATTCAGAGCTACAAGAAGAACAGTTAAACCAAAAAACAGGAACATGGAAAATCATCAAAAAGCAACATTAAAAAAACAAATAGCAGATAAAGTGGACTATTTAGAGTGTATCTCGAAGCGGCATATAAGCTATAAAAATACGCTAAAAGAAATAAAAGAATTAAGAGAACAATTAAATAACAACAAAATTATGGAAACAGTAGATTTAAACAGTTTAAGCGACAAAGAGCTAAAAGCAGAGCTATTAAGAAGAAAAGAATCAAAAAAAGAAGATCGTAAAGCCTATAAAGAGCTCGTACAACAGGAGCTTCCTAATGCAATACTACTACTGCAGCATGTAAGTCAAAAGCTTGCTGAAGTAAAAACAGAGGTATTCCAACAGCTTATAGCGCTAGTAGAAATGAAGCAAAACCTATACGGTGTTAAAGCAAAGCAACAAACGCATACATTTAGCCTAGATAACGGAGATACTATCACGCTAGGGTATCGCGTTACAGACGGATGGGACGACACAGTTGTAGAAGGAATAGCTAAAATAAATGACTTCATGGCATCACTTGCTACTAACGAAAAAACCGCAAAGCTGGTAAAGGCTATAAATAACTTACTTAAAAAAGATGCAAAGGGAAATCTTAAAGCAAACCGAGTAATCGAGCTACAGAATCTTGCCAGTGAGTTTAACAGCCCATTGTTTAGTGACGGGGTGGAAATTATACAACAGGCTTACAAGCCTATAAAATCGGTGTATTTTATTGATGCTGCTACTATAAATGACGCCTGCGAAAAGGTGAACATTCCACTTTCCATTAGTAGTGTAAATTTCACAAGAGAACTAAAAATAAATATATAACTATGGCAATACGAATAACACAAATAGACGAAAGCACTTTACGTATAAACGGAAAAATAGTTTATAAAGATGCTAACGGTAAGTGGATAGCCAACACGGAGCTTACACCATCAGAGAAACGTGATTTTTTAAATCACCTAGAAGCAATAGGAGAAGAACTTGTTTAATTGTACCCAATAAGTGGGCAATGCTTAGACCATAGCCCACTTATTTTAATAACAAAGTATAAAATGAAAATAACAGACCAACAAATAAAGGTAATACATATGCTGCTACCAAATGACATAAAAACAGATAAAGCAGAAAAGCAAGCCTTTGTATCAATATTTACAGGAAATCAAAAAAAGTCTAGTACCAAAGACCTTAGCTATATTCAAGCAAATGATATGATAATAAAGCTTGGTGGAAACCCATTAAAATATGATAATTGGGGCTTTTTTGATAGCTCAAATGCATCACACCGAAAAGTGCTCAGCCTTATACAAGAGATTGGGTGGGTAATATGGAGCGAAAAACAACAGCGAAATATTCCAGACATAGTAAGACTTAGTGAGTTTTTAAAATCTAAAAAATCGCCAGTAAGACTTCCACTAAAAAAAATGACATCCGCACAAATATCAAGAAAACTCATACCAGCACTTGAGGGAATCTCGAAATCAAAATTTTAAACCAATTTTAAAAACACTTTAAATATGATTGCAATAGACAAAAAAGAACTAAAAGAGGTAACAGGCGGAACAGGAACTGTGCTATTTGTTCGCGCAGGAGACAGACGATGCGATGCGGTACAAAAAACGTTAAAAAACACGGCTATCAAGTACTTTGATATTTCCAAAGAATATGATATAGCCTTCAAGCTAAATATTAGTGAAGTACCTATACTAATAAAATACCGAAACGGAAAGGAAATAAACTGGCTTAAAGGAATAAACGGGCTACCCGCTTACCTAAACATTCATAATGATAAAGAATAAAAAAAAGTGCAAGCACAAAAACCAAGCTCTCGTTGTAATAGAAAGCATAGTAACATGTGAGACCACAGTAATAATGTGCCTAGACTGCAAAAAAATATTAACTAAACCTAAAACAGACTGCTGAATGATGATATCCGTACGTAAATTTTCAGAACCAATATTTAAAAATAGAAGGCATATAGGAATGATCATATTTCCAATAAATAAGAAACCGATACGATATATTTTTAACCATAAAACCGATTTTTAAGATGAATATAGAAGATTTAATCATAGTAAAACGAACCACTAAAAGCAACCGCCATAAGCCAATTTTAACACTACAACTAAACGGAAATCGCTTTATTTTTAATTACAAAGTAGTGGATAAAATAGGATTAAAAAGTGATCAAGGTGTAATGTTTGGATTTAACTTTAAAGAACAAACAGCTTACATTTTAAAAGATGATGAAGATGACGCCTTTATGTTAAAACAAAAAGGCAAAGATGATAGAGGCTTACGCTTTTCATCTAAAGCACTAGCAGAATACTTTGTAAACTGCTTTCAGCTTAAAGCGGACAGCAAAAGCACCTATCAGTTTAATATTAAAGAGAAAAACAAAAAAGGTGGATATCAAATTAACTTAGCAAAGAATTAACCCAATGACAAGCCACTACAATATAACGCTACTAAAAACAAGCACAACGCTTAAAGTAACTTACCGTAACGGAAAATTTAAACGTGTGGAGCATTTGCGTGGCGTATTTACTCAAGAAATGCTTAACGCTATTGGTAATGTTATTCCAGCAAAAGAAAGCGACTTTAGCGCCTTTAAATCCATATTTGAAAACCGAGTGGATTATATCGCTACACAAATAAAACCAAAAACACTATACGGTGAGTTTAACGCCACTTGGTTTTCTTTTTGCAACACATTACTTGGTGTTGCCCCTAAATTTAGTGGTGCAGATGGCGCCGCACTAAAGCAAATAATAAGCTATATGACAAGTATAACAGATAGCGAGGAACATGCACTGGCTCTTTGGCAAGCACTATTGAGTAATTGGGATAAGCTAGACAAGTTCCACCAGAATAAAATAGACTTAAAATACATCAATTCAAAACTAAATATTTTACTAAACAATGTCAAAAACAATAGCAGCAACACAGCAGCAGTATTTAGCAAAGCCGTACAAAGCGAGGTGGGAAAAGGTTTTAACTTTTAGTAAACAAATTACAAAAAGCCCTGCAATTATTGTACAAAAAGAAATGAACCTTACATTAAAAGACACTATTGGCGAGCCGCCAATGCGATCTGTTTTCAAAGATAAAGGCACGCTCGCATTTGGTGTAACAAAAGTGTTAGTAACTCGTTTCGTAGGCGCATTTGGTTTTGCCACAAAGCTAGACGATGCTCAGCTAGATATACTTACCGTTGATACGTTAGAGCACTTTAAGCACGAATCGCTTGTCGATGTTATTTTGTTCTTTAAACTTGCTAGAACAGGAAAATTTGGCGTTTGCAAATCAGCGCCTGACTCTAACTTAATATTTGGCGAATGGATGCCAAAATACTTAGAACAAAAAGCAATTGTTAGAGAGCGCGCCTATCTACAAGAAAAAGCTATACAACAAAGCACACTAAACGGCGATGCCTTTGTAAAAAAAACCATGTTAAAGCAAAAAGCACTAGCAGAAAAACGGGAAATAAAAGCACAAATAGAGGCGATGTGCAAAACAATGGACAGGCAAATGCTAGAAGATACTATTGTATCTTGGAACAAAAATAAAAAGCTTAAACAATATATAATGTTACTTAAACAAAAACGAAAAACAATTTTAAAATGACCACAGAACAATTAGCAAACAAAATAATTAAAGAATTGCAAGAATCAGGATTAACACCAGACAAAATGCTCAAAGTATTTAAAATTTCAAAAGAAAAATACAAGGCACTATTAAAAAACTGCCAACACAAGCACAGAACCCAAAACTTTAGCGATGTATTTGGCTGTTACGAAACCTGTCTTGATTGTGGCAGGGATTTGTAATACTGTTTATTAGCTATTGTAGTTAGTTTTTAATAAAAATTGAAACCATTTAAAAATAATTTTGTATGTTTGTAGTATCAAATCGCTTTAGAAGAAATTCTAAAACAAAATTTTTTACTAATAGAGTTCGCTACGGTGAACAGTACCGACAAGGCTGTTATTCCTCTTCTAAAGTGGTTTGATACACCTAAGGGCGAACTCGCATACATTAAAATATCAAATAAGATGAATGCAAAAAAAGAAACCGTAGCTCAAGGTATGAATGAGCAACTATCTGTGTTAAACTTTCACGGAAGTAACATTACCTTTGAAGAAATCAATGGTAAAATGATGATTAACGCCACACAAATGGCGAAACCTTTTAATCAACAGCCAATTAAATGGTTGAGAACAGATCAGGCAAAAAATTTAGTAAAAGCACTTTCCAAAGTGCGAAAATGGAGTTTGGCTGATTTACAAGTAGTTAAACGTGGAGGAAATAATCCAGGAACTTGGTTTCACGAAGATGTAGCTTTACTCTTTGCACAATGGTTAAGCCCAGAGTTTTATATTGCTTGTAATGATAAGTTAAAAGAACTCATTACTCAAAGAGCCATTGCCTTACCACAAAAATACGGCATACCAGCAACGGTTTATAATGGAGAAGTATTATATCCTTATGGCTTGACCTGTAAAGAGCTAGGCAATGTAAAATATCCAAAAGCCACATTACGCCGTAAAAGAAACCCAAACCAATTTAGAAAACTATTTGGAAGAAACTTTATAACAAGTAAGTACTTAGACCTATTAAAAGGCTATTATGACTATAAAAACCAGTCTAACCAATTAAAATTAGAACTATGAAAACAGATATAATAACATATAAATATTCAGTTGCTTTAATGTTGGATATAGTTCAAACTTTAGGCACAATTAACCGATTTGATATAAGTAGAAAATTAATGAAAAATGGACAAAAAAACAATTTTGTAAAAGTTTCTATTGATACTATGGTTGAAGTGTTATCCTTAATTACTACTATTAAAAGTAAAGATTTACGTTTAAGTTTAATTAAAAAATTAGGATTATGAAAGCAACAAAATACTTCAAAAACAAAACCGATATGGTAAGGTTTGCCAAAGCGTTTAAAGCAGAACAGCAGTTTAATTGGTACATACGTACCACATTACAATGTAACCATTTAATTAACGAAAAACGCCAAGCCATAATTTTGGTAGATAACGAAACTATTATACAACGCTTAATTAGTTGTAGAGTTTGTAATACACACGGTAACGCAATAGATATTAACGCTAAAAAAAATTAAGATGAACATACGTAACACCATAGGTTTTATACAGCCAAGTAAAAGTGAGTTAGACACTATTGATAAAGTAATACATAGCAATCAATCAGAAGATAGAAAATTAATGGCTTTAATTCATCTTTCGCAAAAAATAGATGAAGAGATGTCTAAATTTGCTAAATGCATCAATAGAGAAAAATCGTTTTATCAGCATAAAGGTAAAGATATTAATAAATTGTTAGATAAATTATACATTAAGTATTATGAACCTTTATAGTTCTAAAAAACCACTCAATTGAGTGGTTTTTTTATGCCTTAAATTTCATCTTGTAAAGTCCAATACTTCATTTTACCTTTGCCTTATGTCAAACTCGCAACGACAAAGGGGAATACTAAAAAACAAGCTATTGCGCTATAAAGATATTCTCGACCTTTATAACGAAAAGAAAACCGAAGACATACCTACAACCGTAGTATGGCGTAAATGGATATACCCTACTTTTCACATCAGCAGAACCACGCTTTACACCATTTTAGAAACGCCAGTACAAAGAGAGCTCAATAAAATTAAAGAGCAAGAAGATAAGCCGTTAAAATTGTTTTAGTCAATTACACATTATGAATAGAGGCGCTATATCTTACCGTATATTCTTGAACGCCATCATCACGCTTGGTTCTGTTCATACTTACTCTAATTAGACCCGTAACATTATCTGCAGTTATAAAACCTTGCACTACTTTGTGTATTTCCTCAATGAGCTCGTGTATGCTCCACGTATTATCTTTTTGAAATTGTGGCGCAATACCACTACTATTTGTTAGCTTTAAATTAGCAATAGTTAAACTTATGGTTGCATCTGCTAGTTGCCTATTTATTGGCGTTGCCTGTTTATCTTGACCAATATTACTATAATTAGCGTTTGCCACATCAATTAATACACACGGAAACTTTACAGGAAAATTAGGGCTGTAATAGTCTAATTGTCCCCAATCTTCGTCTACATATTTAACACCAGTTACGGTTTGTATTTTAGTTTGAATGGCTTGAATTATTGCTTTACTCATAACTTTATTATTTTAAATTTGTATTCGTGAACCTCCTTTGTCGGTTTCATTTTTTAAGTTTTTTAAGAATTTCTGTATTTAATTGCTTTAAATTGTGATCCACTATTTTTTTAATACGGCTATCAACCTCTGGATGCCAACCTATAAATTGGCGTTGCTCTACTTTTATTTTAGTACCAACTTTAAGTAGCGCCATTGCCTTCCATTTGTTAGCTTCTGCTGTTAGTTTGCGGTTTCGTTGTGTATTTGCCATTGCCTTTTTCTTTACATTAAAAGTAACAGCTTTTGCGTTTTTATAGTACATCGCCCAAAAAAAAGACTTCATTTTTTGCGTAACAACCATTTCGCCACCTTCATTATGGATACTTGCATAAGGCAAACTACTACTCCAACTTACCGACTTATTACCTTGTACAGACTTAATACTTTTACGCAATCGCCCAGAACGTAGCAACAAAGAACCACGACTGTTAGGATGGTTAGTTTGTTTCCAAGCCCTATCAAAAAAAGCCTTGCGCTCAAAGTTACGATCAAACGCTTGCGTTAAGTCAACGGCAACATCTTCTACAATGTTATTTATTAAATTTTTAAGGCTCATTAGTTTAATTATTTTTTTGTATATTTGCACTCTGGTGAGACGATCGGTTTCGAACTGGAGTCGCACCCCTAGAGAGGATAAAGTGAGCAATTACTTTATCTTCTTCTTAATTTCTGATATTTTATATTCTTTTATACTTTTATTTGGATAGATAACAACGATAGTTTTTACATTTTTATTTCTATTCATTTTTATCATATACTTTAACGCACCATACATTTTTCTATAACTATCTGGCTTTTTTGTTAAGTGTAATAATAACTCTGACGCTCCCTGTTTTGAAGCTCCTTTCATTGCATTCATAATAATATTTTTACCATTTGTACCATTAGCAACTTTTACATCAACAAATTTCTTAGTAATCAAATTTAGTGCATCAGGATTTTTATTATCATCATTGATAACTGGCAACATTCTATATTTTCCACCTTTATTAGCCACAATAGTTAACGCTTTTTTATTTTTTTTAAATTCGTTTTTGTTTTGCTTTCCTTTAGTGAAAATTTCAAGTACGCCTTTGTTGGTTATTCCTGGTACTTTCTCAAAAGTAATATCAGTATATCGCTCTTGATTATTAACAATTGCTTTAGTAATTGCTTGTGCTTTGGCTGCTCCTGCAACCTTATTATACGGATGTTTCGGCGGAAACACCACCTTTTGCCTACCTGCATTAAACCGAAATATCTCTAGTTTGTTTTTGCCGTTTTTATTAAGCTGCGTGGTTGCTTTATTTCCTTTTTTAAGGGCTTCTTTACTATCGCTTTGCTTATTAGTATGAGCCAATACTTGCAAAGTGGTACATCTACAACGCCAACCGTTTGGCGGAAAGTATTTATCCCAAAAAGCATCTGTTTTTGGTAGGGTTATTTCGTGTAATGGTTGGTGTGTTACACGCACCTTATCATCGTTTGCGGTTCGGTATTGCAAGTAATATCTATCGCTATCGCTAAAGGTATCCCATTTTTCTGCCATTTGTACAGAGCCAACTGCAAAGTCATATTCTGCCTCTAAATATTTACGATGCGTTTCTGGAATGTCTTTTACATCTTTATTGAATTGTGCAAAAGGCTTAATAGTTTTATCTGCAGTAAGCAATTGCCTTGATGCTTCAAAAAGTTGTGCGTGTGTTTTTAAACCAGAGAATACAAAAATATCGTTTTGCAAACTTTTAAGCATTCCATCAGATAAATCATTATCCTTTAAAGAGCGACTTAAAATGTTGTTTGTTTCTCTAATTACATTTTGATACTCTTTTGTTTTGGCTAAATCTTTTGGCTTGTATTTCCCTTTAGAATGTAGCTTTTTAAATGCCTTTTCAACGGCAGTTAATAATGGTTTAAATACATCCTCTCCAAGCCCTAATTCAAGGCGTTTTGCTTGGTGGTTACATTTGTCACAAGTACAAGCATATAAATGCGTTAAGTTTTCGTTTAACGCCCTAAAATACGAGTTAGGGCTTAATCGAAAAAATCGGCATCTAGTTTTAAGTTTTGTTGTGGCTGTTGTCTATCGCCAGTTATTTCAATACCAAATTTCTCTTTTATCCAGGTATCGTCTATATTTTTATAGGGCAATATTTCTTTAGTCATTGTCCAAAGTTGCTCTATGTTTTCGGCTTTTTCGTAGCCGTAAGTTAGCTCACCTTTTAGCACTCCGATTTTAATAAGAGCAGGTATTACTATGGTGTTCCATGCCTTTTCAATATCGTTTAAATCGCTATCGATTAAAACGTCAAGCATATTTTGAGCGGATTCATCTTTACTTCTATTTCCGTGTTTGGTATCTTGCCCAATAATTGCACCACTTATAAGCAATGAAATTTCGTTATTACATAGGTTTATTAAATTGTTATATACATCGCCATTGGTAGTTGCGGCGGTTGCCCATTCAAACTGTTCGTTTTCGTCTATAATAAACCATGCGGCTGCTCCCATATCGTTCATCATATCCTCGCCACGTTTTACCGCTTGTGGGTCTTGCGTATTGGTTTTTAGCACTCTTGGCGGAATACCGTAAATTTCGCAAAGCTCCGACCAACAGCTTTGTGCAAATCGTTTAAATAAAATATGTGGTATGGCATTGTTTATAAGTCCAAAATCTCCTGCTTCGCCAAATTCTAACAGCCAAGTGCCGTATTCGGAAACATTACGGTAATCTATTTTTTTATCCTCGGTATAATCAGGATATAAAAAACCACCGTTAGGGTCTAAGTTTTCACGAGGAATAAGGCTTACTTTTAGTTGCTCGTTTTCATCAAAAGACAATTCAATTAAAGAAACTCTGCGATATTTTGCGTCTAAAATATAGCGGTTTATCTCTTTAGTAAAATTAGATTTGTGCAATAGCATAGTTTGCTCTTCGTCTATATCGCCATTTGGTTTTTTAAGGACTGGTTTTTTACTTAAGGCTTTAAGTTGTCGGTTTTTGTATTGTGATACAAATAATGCGTCAAGGCTTACTTCATTATAAAGCTGTTGCAATAAATACCATTTTGGGTTATCCTCTAATTGTGTAAATTTTAAAGCTCTGTTCCAGCTTGCAATATCTTGCCTAGTTCTTGCTACAGCTTTAGGTGCAATACTTGCTGTATATTTTGGTACTTTAGCATTCTTTTTAACATTGGCTAAATTCACAACATTATTATTTTTATGGTACGCCTTTTTTCTTTGTCTTCTACTCTTTGCCATAACTATTCGTGGTTAAATTTTTTACGTGATCCAAAACTAAATGCTTGCTTAGTATCGCCATCACTATTTGTATTCGGTAATATTGGTAAGGTGCTTAAGGTTAAATCGCCGTTGGCTAATTTAGTAAGCCAATCTACGCTTCTATCGTAGCGTTCTTTTGCTTGTTCGTAAATCATATCGGCATTAGATAAATCTATTATCCACCATTTGGCAATAGTAACACCGTGTTTTACTATTAATTGGTTTCTATCGCTCCCCGTTTTATTCAATATGGCTTCTACATCATATTGAATACGACCGTCTAGCCACTCTTTACGATTGTTTCCTGTTAAATAACTGCGTATTTCTTCTTCAGCAGCCGCTAAAGCAATAGCTACAATAGTATTATCGCCTTCAGTAATTTGCTGTATTTGAAATCCGTACATCGTACTACCTAAATCTTCGTATTTTAAAAACATAGTTTTAATATTTTCGTGAGTTTATTTTCCCAAAAGAATAACCCATATTCTTTTGTATAATTCTGTTTTGTATTAGCCAGCAGGCACCTTCAAGGGCATCTGGTGCATCCATAACTTTAGCACTTTCCGATACGCCAATCATTTGGTCGTGCATGCGTATCATATTTGGCTCGGCTTTTTCTTTAATATTGAAAATTAAGTTACCTAAACGGTTGAGTGGTTCTAGCGTTCCTTCAATTCTAAAAAACTTGTCAGCTTTCTTTCGCTTATCCTCGGTAACTGGTAATGTAAATCCGTAATCGTTTGCTTTGTCGTAAATAAGCGGTAATAGCACTTGCTGGTAGTGCGGGTCTTGTAGTGAGTTGTTTTCAATATAGATTCGCTTGGTATCTACGTTGTTTTCTTTTAGGTATAAATACGCCTCATACAGCCAATCTACAAACTTGGCGTTACTTGTTTGCTCAACCCAACATCTATATACGTATCGTTTACGACCTTTAGAGCCAACTACAACTACAGACTTATAGGACGCTTGTTTATTTCTGCCTCTATCTTTATTAGAAGTAGAAGGATCGGCATATACAACCACTTGATCACAGCTTGAGAGTCTTGGCACTTTACCATAAGTAAGCTCTTTGAAAATATCACCTTCCGATATCGGATTGTTAAAATATTCTTTTTGTTGTGCAGACCACGGAATTTTAGACAAAGCTCTATCAATATGTTTTTCGGTATTACGTTTCCACGTACTCTTACCATTCTTATCACGAATGTTTATAATTTCGTGTTTGTCTGCTACTTTTGCCATTTCGGTAATAGCACAATACTTTGCGATAATGTTTCCACAGGCAATCCAAAGCAACGGATTAGAAATAGACCTTGTGGCATACAAAGCCTCGTTAATCCATTTTACTTTGGTTTTAATTCTTTGCGGATTACGGCATTCCTCGTCAGTATCAATATCATCTAATAATATCACATCTGGTCTATCGGCATCATTACGAGTTCCACGAGGGCTTTGCCCAGCACCAAGTGCTCTAAAGGCTACACCTTTTTTGGTAATAAATTCTGATGCTTCCCAATTACCTAAACTTTCCTGTACGCCATAATCATTAATAATACGATTGTTTACTTCTAAAATAGCTTTGTAAGGTAATAGTAAACGTTCCGCATTATCTCCAGTACTCGAAACTAATAATACATTTTTCTTTTTACCCGTTAATGTTAGGTACAGAACCTCCATCATAGTTCTAGCAGATTTTGCTAACTCTCTTGACCAAGAGCGCACTTCGTAATATTCAGGATTTTTTAATATTCGTTTGGTTGCTGCAATATGAAATGGAGCAGGTTCTGAAGTATAGAAATTAGGAAAGTAATATTTAAACCACTCTTCTAGACGTTTTTCTAATTGAGCAATACGCTGCTGTTTAGCAACTGCCGTTTCGTTTAAATCAATAGGTGTTGCTTTCGCAGAATTTTCACGATACTGTTGCCATAATTTAAAGTACTTTCTATCTTCAGCTTTGGTTGCCATTATTTCATTTTTAAATTAATGAAACCATCAAATATTGGTATTAACTTTTTATACAAATTAAAGTCTTGAGGCTTTAGGTAATCTAAAAAAGAAGTAGCCACTTCATAGACTTCTGCGATTGATGTTTCCGTTTCTAACCGCTTAATAGAGGTAGTAATGACGGCTATGGTATTTGATTCCTTTGACGTGGCTACTTTTGTTTTTCGTGTTTTAATATCATTATTTAACCATTCTAGTTGGTCGTATAGGTCGCTAATCATTTTTTGGCGTGTTACCATTAATGATTTTCTCAACTTATCCCAAGATTCTTTTTTAATCCAATTAGATACCGTATTAGGACGCACACCAACACGTTCAGCAATTTCTTTAATTGTCAGTTTTTGTGTTGTATCTAAAAATAGCATTTTGGCATACTCTTGTGCCTCCGATTTTTTAAGTCCCATATAAATAATTTACAGCAAAATTGCTATAAAATAGATTGCTACTCAAAAAACCGTTAAGCCACTTGACAACGTTGTAAACCTGCTTTACACATCTGTCAAGTGGCTTTACAACTATTTTTTTAATACCTCTTTCTTATCAATATTTGCAGTCATTATTAGTAATAACAATATCAAAAAATAAGTATTAATGCCAAAGCAACCATTTGTTTTTAATGACGAAACCGTAGAGAACTCTTACGGATTTTCAATCCTTACAGCAGGGATTGGACTATCTCGTTTTAAAAACAACCCCGTAATGTTAGATAACCATTGGAACAATACTAGTAATGTACTAGGCAGTTGGGAAAAGGTAAAGAAAACAAAAGGGCTATTAACTGGTTACCCTGTTTTTGATGATAAAGATAAAGATGTTAAGAAAATAGCTGGCAAAGTTGATAGAGGATTTATAAAATCTTGCTCAATGGGAATTTCTTTTAATAGAGAGGACTTAAAATTGGCAGGAGGAAAATTAATACTTACTAAATGTGAATTGTACGAGGTTTCTATTGTAGCAATTCCATCAAATGCAAATTCTATTAGACTTTATGTAGGCGATAATGAAGCGCCTTTAACAGACGAGGAAGTTCAAGAATTATGTTTGTCTATTACTGGCGAAACAAAAAAAAGTACAATCGAAAATAAAAACAATACAAGTATGAAAATCAAATTAGAAGCATCAGTGTGCACTTTATTAGGTGTTGCTGTTGGCACTGAAATGGATCAGGCAGAGCTTAACGCAAAATTACTTGCTTTAGGTACTGAACGTGATACATTAAAGACCGAAAAAGAGAATTTAGAGCAAAAGTTATCTGCTATTGCACAAAAAGAGGAGCAAGCAAAATTAGCTGCAATTACCAAGCAAGTAGAAACTGCCGTAAAAGAAGGTAGAATTACCGCAGACAAAAAAGAAGCTTTTGTAAACCTTGGTATTTCAAACCCTGAATTATTGACATCTACTTTGGCAGGTATTCCTGCAAAAGCGAGTTTAGGTGCTCAAGTAAACAATGCAGGTAATACCGAAGTGAAAACCGTAGAGGATTTTCAAAAGTTAAGCCACGAAGAGCAGTTAGCCTTTAAGGCGGAACAACCAGAGCAATACAAAAAATTATTCACTATTAAAAAATAAAGAAAATGCCACAAAATTTTCCAGAAGTATGGTTAGGACGTGTTATCCAAAACCTTGACAATTCAGACCAAGCATCGTTTTTAGACGGAGTGCCTGAGATAGCTGTAGATGTTACGCAAATTAACCAAGGACAGCTTTCCGAAAAAAACAAAATTTACGTACCAAGTACCGAATTTGAAGTAGATGTATTAATCAATAATACTACATATCCTATTCCTGTACAAGTGTATGATGACGGAACCATTGAAATTACGTTGGATAAATTGCAAACAAAAGTAGTTACTTTATCAGATGACCAAATTATTGGTGCGTCTTATGACAAGATAGACTTAGTTACTAAATCGCTTGTAAGAGCCGTATTAAGTAACAAGTTTAAAAAAGCAATCCATTCTATTGCACCGCAAACCAATACAGCAGATACGCCTGTAATTGCTGCAACAGGAGGAGCAGACGGTTTAACCGATCCTTCAGGTAGAAAAAGACTTACTTACGAAGACTTGGTAGCCTTTAAACAAGCTTGTGATAAAGCAGGTTGGGAAGCGGAAGGCAGACGCTTAGTATTATGCTCTGACCATTGGAACGATTTGTTGTTAGACCGTAAAAACTTTGGTAACCAATTGGTAGATTATGCCAAAGGAAAACCTGCTCCATTTATTGCAGATTTTGAGTTGCATAAATATCCGGTAATGCCGGTTTACGACAACACAGGAGCTAAAAAACCTTTTGGAGCTGTACCGGTGGCAACCGACAAAACAGCATCTGTAGGATTTGTAAAAACCCGAATTGCAAAAAAAACAGGATTAACCAAGCAGTATTTTACACCTGCAAAAACCAATCCTAAAGGGCAAACCAATGATTTGGCATACAGACATTACTTTGTAGTAGTGCCTTACCAAAACAAACATATTGGTGCGATAATTTAATAATTTAGGTACCGTGAGTCTCACGCCGAATCTAGAATACGCGTGATATTACAACCCATTACTTGAGTGATAAAGTTGTACAATATTTATGACAATCTAGAACACACGGTACCTTTTTTAAAACTATTAAAATGATACAAGAATTACTTACATCTGTTGGTATTCCGTTTTTCACGGCTTTAATAGCTTGGTTTTTTGCACGTAAGAAAAATGCACAGGAACTTAAAACAATGGAAACTGAGGGCGAGATAAAAGCGGCAAAATATTATCAAGGCTTACTAGACGATATGGCAATGCGTTTAGACAAAGCCATAGAGGAATTGATGAAGCTAGAAAACATCAACCGAAAATTAATCGCTACCAATAGAGAGCTTGTAATGGAACTGCAAAAATTTAAACAGTTAAACGGAAAAAACGGGAAGTAATGAAATTAAGCCAATACCAAAGAATATTTACTAAAAACATTGCAAAGCTTATTGTATTTGCCAATGAAAAAGGTATAGAATTAACCTTTGGTGAGGCATATCGTACTAGAGAGCAACAGCTTATTTATATGCAAAGTGGTAAAAGCAAAACAATGCATTCTAACCATTTAAAACGATTGGCAGTTGACTTCAATTTTTTTGTAGATAACGAACTTACTTATAACTGGGATATTATTAAAATAGTTGGTGATTATTGGGAAACCCTACATCCGCTTAACCGTTGGGGAGGCGATTGGAACAAAAACGATATAAAAGATGGTTTTATTGATACACCACACTTTGAAATGAACGTATGATTAACTGGAAAAACATAGCAGAAAATTTAATACTGACACTTATTTCGGTAATTGTTGGCGTATCCATTGGATACATAGTTGCTATAAATGCCGCTAATATAATAGTAGAGCAGCAAAAATCTACTATTGAGCTGGCAATAAAAAAGCAAACAACATCAATTACGAATCAAGTGAAAACAGAAATAAGAAAGGTAAAGTCTACTAAGGCTGACCCTATTACAATAGTTATTGACCCAAGTACAAAAAACAAGCTTATTCAACAGCATAAAGACAGTGTAATAACAATTGCACCTAAAAAAAATAAACCTCGCTTTTTAAAACGAATATTTAAAAAGCATAAAAAGCAATAAATTATGAAAGATCCTATTTTCAAAGAAAACACAAGATTAGAAGCGTATTACAAAACTAGTGACGGTATTGCATTCTTCACAGAGCATGACGCTAAAACATACGCTGATAAGTTGAAAGACAAAGCTGTACTAACAGTAACTCGTAAAGGTACAAATAAGGCTAAACAAACTAGCTCAAAAACCACGGGAAAAGAATTAAGCAATAACCAAAAGGCTAAGCTACGAATTGATGCTATTGAAAATATGAAAACAGTAGCAGACATTGAAACTGCACTAAAAAATGAAACGGCAAAAACAGTTATTTCCGCAGGAAAAGATAGAATAGCTAAGCTAACAGCTGAAGCTAAAGAAATTGAAGACGATAAAGTAGAAGATGATACTAACGTAACTAACGCAACAATTGACGAGCTTATGCTTTATGTAAAAGACAACGAAGTTCCACTAAACGGGGCAGAAACAATTGATGAAATAAGAGTAGCAGTTAGCGCCTATTTGGATGACCCAAATAAAATAACAGTTCCTTTTAAAGGACAATTAAATTAAACTTAAAACACATTTAATATATGTTACCAAGAATAAAAATAAAGTTTGACAACGGCAACTTAGGTTCTGTAGTTTCTACAGCAGATGGGGTGTTTGGTTTGTTAGCCTCATCTGTAGCCGTTGCAGGCAAATTTGAATTAGAAACACCATATGTTGTTAAAGGAATGCAAGACGTAGCCACTTTAGGAATACTACCTGACGTTGACAACTACATACTTTATAAAACATTACGTGAGTTTTATGAAGAAGCAGGAGAAGGTCAAGAGCTTTGGTTAATGGGATTTCCAAAAACGGATAAAGTAAGCGACTGGTTCACTCCAGACGCTACAACAGGAAAAGCCCCAGCTGAACAATTACTTGACGCTGCAAATGGCAAACTAACAGCATTGATTACTAAATTTTCTCCAGATGCATCATATACAGCTGTAATTACAGACGGAATGGATGAAGATGTTATGATTGCTAAGCAAAAAGCACAGCTTTTAGCCGTAAACTATACAAACAAAAAATACGCTCCTTTTATTGCAATAATAGAGGGCTACGCATTCAACGGTAACCATATTGATTTACCTACGTTGTTAACTGGCAATGATAACCGTGTGGCTATATTTTTGGGTGACACCAAGAAGCGAATTGATGCGCCTGTAAGCTATGGAACTGCAAACCATATTTTGGCGGCTCGTTTAGCAAAAATACATGTTCATGAAAATGCGGGTAAAGTAAAAACAGGGTCACTAGCTACATTAGGTGCTTTTGTAGTAGATAAAGTTATTGAGTTATATGATGTAGAATCTTTACATGATAAAGGCTACATTACTTTTAGAACACATGTTGGTAAGTCAGGATATTATATTACTGATGATCCATTAGCTACTGCTGAGACTGATGACTATCATTATATTAGCCGTAGACGTGTTATTGATAAAGCCTACCGCATAGCACACAATGTAGCAAGCAACGAAATTCTTGCAGATTTTAATGTAAATAATGACGGCACTATTTCGCCATTTTACGCTAAAACAGTAGAAGGAAATATAGAGCGAGCTATTGCACAACAAATGACTGCAAATAATGAGCTATCTGCTAACCCTAATGACAAAAACGATTTGGGAGTAAAAGCCACTTTTGATTTAACTAAAAACGTGGTAAGCACTAATAAAATAGAATTAAGCCTAAAAGTTAGACCAAAAGGCTATGCCCGTTGGTTTGATATATTACTTGGCTATGATGTAACCTTAAATAATTAGAAAATGAGTTTTGATTCAAGACAATACGAATGGGCAGACCTTACCTTAATTTTAGGAGGTCGTGACCTTACGGGAATTAGAGCCGTAAAATACAGCGAAAAAATAGAACGTGAGGCGTTATATGCCAAAGGTAGAAATCCACACTCTATACAAAGTGGTAACATTGCTTACGAAGGTGAAATTACTTTACTACAGAGCGAGTATGAAGCGCTAGTAGAAGCAGGAAATGGTTCAGTACTTAGCCTTTCTCTAGATGGTTTATTTGGGTACGGTAATCCATCTGCTGGAAATGCTATAATTACTGATAGAGCTCAGGGAATTCGTTTTACCGAGGCAGCAAAAGAACTAAAACAAGGCGATAAGTTTATGGAAATAACCCTGCCTTTTATATGTATTAACATTAAAAATCAAGCGTAAAAATGGGAAAAACAAACCAAGTAACACAAGAGCAAATTGATGCGTGGAAAGCACAATTTGAAAATGTATTTAAAATAACAGTTGAAGATAAAGTCTGTTATTTAAAATCTCCTGACAGAAAAACGCTTTCTTATGCAAGTGCTGTTGGAACAAAAGATCCAATGAAGTTTAACGAAATTCTATTAAAGAATTGTTGGCTTGCTGGAGATGAAGAAATTAAAACTAAGGATTCTTATTTTATGTCCGTTTCTGCTCAACTAGCAGAAATCATTGAGATAAAAGATGCAAAACTGGAAAAGCTCTAAAGGCTGCAGCAGTTGACCCAACCGATTACATTCGTATTAGTAACGCACAACTGCGTTACTATATGCGAATTGATCCTGACAGCCTTAGTGACTTAGAATGGGCAATGCGATTAAAGGAATTAGAACATATTAGAAAACTTGAAAATCAATAAACCTTGAGTACTTTAAATTACAATCTTATTTTTACATCTTCGGCAGATAAAGTAACTGCTAAAATATTGAAGCTGGATAAAAGTCTCAATAAGGTAAGAAAAGATGTAAATAAATTAAGTGGTAATTTTTCGAAGGCAATTGACAAGATTAATTCTAAACTTAGCCAAGTAAATTTACACTCACTTATTCAAAACGTACAATCTGCCGCTACTGGTTTTGAATCGTTAGCAGATCCTGGTGTAAAATTAAGCACATCGCTTGCAGACTTAAAAGCAATTACTGATGTAACGGATACTCAATTACAAGCAATTGAAAAAACGGCACGTAAATCGGCTAAAACTTTTGGTGGTTCTGCGGCTCAAGGAGTAGAATCGTACAAACTTATATTATCGCAATTAAGCCCAGAAATTGCAAAAGTTCCTGAAGCATTAAGTAGTATGGGCGATCAAGTAAACACCTTAAGCAAAACTATGGGTGGAGATACAAGAGCTGCAACAGAAGTATTAAGTACGGCAATGAACCAATATCAAGTATCACTCAATGATCCTATAAAAGCAAGCCAAGAAATGAGTCGTATGATGAACATTATGGCAGCAGCTGCAAAAGAAGGCTCGGCAGAATTACCACAGCAAAAGGCAGCACTTGAGCAAAGTGGTATGGCGGCAAAAATGGCAAAGGTAAGTTTTGAAGAAACTGCTGCCGCAATTCAAGTATTGGACAAAGCAGGAAAAAAAGGAGCGGCAGGAGGTGTTGCCTTAAGAAATACAATATCCGTATTAGCAACTGGTCGGTTTTTACCTAAAGATGTAAGAACTGAACTACAAGCTGCAGGAGTTGATATATCTAAATTGACTGATAAAAATAGCACACTTGCTGAAAGGCTAAAGCCATTAAAAAAGATAATGGGAGACAGCGCATTAGTTACTAAACTATTTGGTAGAGAAAATAGTAATGCAGCGCTTGCTTTAATTAACGGCATTGACGAACAGGAAAGATTAACCAAAGCAATTGTAGGGACTAATACGGCTTATGAACAGGCGGCAATTGTAATGGACTCACCTGCAGAAAAAAATGCACGTTTAAAAACACGAATTGATGATTTTAAAATTACTTTATTTAACGCAACAGATAGTGCATTAGGTTATGCCAAGGCACTTGGCGGAATTGCTTTTGATATAAGTAATTTATTGCCTGTCTTTTCAGGATTTAGTAAAATGTTGGCTTTTGTTACCAATGCAACTAAGATGCAAGCCTTATGGACTAACATAGTTTCAACTTCTACTAAAGGATGGGCAATTGCTCAAGGTATTCTAAACATAATGTTGTCGCCTGTTTTCTTAATTCCAGCAATAGTTATTGCTATTGCCGCAGCAATAGCATGGGTAATATCTAAAACAGAAGGTTGGGGTGAAGCGTGGAAACATACCGTTGAGGGCGGAAAATTATTATTTCAATTATTTGCTGATAGCATCAAGTTATATTTTACAACAGTTGTAAATGGAATTATGATAGGTATTGATAAAATAAAACTGGGTTGGTATAAATTTAAAGAGGCAGTTGGTATTGGTGACAGCACCGAAAATCAAAAAATGATAGCCAAAATTAATGCAGATACAGATAAAAGGATTCAGGCGATAAAAGATGCCGCGAATAAAGTAAAAGAAACTACTCTTAAATCTGCTAAAGAATTTGGAAAGGCAGGAGCATCTCTTAAATGGAAAGTAAAAACAGAGGTTGAAGACCCTACAGGAGTAACTGCACCAATTATTCCTGGTACTTCATCTAGTAAAAAAGGAAATTCAAGCGGAAGCGGAAAAGGAGCAGGAACAAAAACAAATAAAGCAATAGCAACAGGAGGAACAAAACACAATTACATCACTATTACATTAGAGCAATTAATAGGCGTATTAAATATAAAAGGGAACGATTTTAAAGATAGTGCAAAGCAAATGCAAGATGCAGGAACAGATGCACTTTTACGAACATTAGCACTAGCAACAACAGCAGGAAGTTAAAAATGGGATATAACAATACAGACATATTATTTGCAAGTTTGGTTGGCTCAAAAGTGAGTATTCCAAGATTTAACGCTGTGCAAAACGAGCTAATGAAACACGTATTGCCACCTATTCCATTTTTACCTTTAAAAAATAAAGAAAGTATTGCACAAGAAAATGCAGACTTTAAAACGAATACAGAATATTATGCACAAGAAAATGCAGACTTTAAAGTAAATCTTTGGAAAGCCGATGATCCAACACCTGAGGCACAGCAATTCTTTCCGTTTTGGTTTGTAGATGATGCAGGTAATAAATGGCTACTGCCTTACGAACCAATGGTAACCATAAGTGGTAAAAATACTATTATACGCCGTAATGTAGCAAAGGCAAGATCCACTACAAAAAACGGTATTAGTATTGGTGGTTCTATAAAAGAACGTTGGAATCAAGCAGATTATGAAATTACCATTACAGGAGTTTTAATTGGTTCTTTACTTACTGGCTCCGTACAAGACTGTTATCCTATAAAAGATTTTGAGCGTCTGCGTGATATAATGATAACGCCAAAGAGTATTAAAGTGTTTTGTGAACCATTGCAACTATTAGGTATTAACCAAATTGTAATTGAGGATTTTAGCTTTCCATTTACAAAAGGCGAGAATGTACAAGCCTACGAGATAAAAGCATATAGCGATTTTGACTATAAATTATTACTAGATATTAACGATTAAAACCCAAAACAATGGAAAAATTAGTATCAATTTTAGCAAGTAATCCTTTAGTAACTTTATTAGTTGCTGCAGTATTAATTTTAGTATTTATGTTCTTATTTAAGGACACAATTAAAAAATATTTAGTCAAAAAATTTGATTTGTATGATGAAAAATCTGTAAAACACTTTGCAAGTTTAATGACAATTATTCAGCAAAACACAAAAAAAGATGCAGATAAATTAATTGATGATTTGTTTGAAGAATTTAAAAAAGAAAATCACCCAACCAACCCGCTTAAAGCGGTTCGGTTGGCTAAAAAAATATATGAAAGCGAGAGCAGTCTTATTAATGATGCTAATCAGTTTGGTTAGTTTCACGGGATTCGCATACCACGGCGACCTGAGACAAAATTCAGCTGTTGATGATATTGTTTGCATTAGCGCAGATAGTATTACAACGAGTGGCGTTGAAAGTGTAGCAATTAAGCTACAAAATACTAACTTTAGTTATGTTCATTCGGTCGCCAAGAGCGATACAATTATGATCATAATTGACACTAAACAATTTAACCAGGTAACTTTTCCCTATTATCCGATAACCGATGTAGGTAAAGCGATTAGACCATACTTATTTAATCCACTAGCAACAATTCGAACCGTTAATTTATATGATAATAATAGTTTTAATGCTAAAAATAATGACAAAAAACGATGTAATTGCTGGCTAGCAAAAGTACCACGAAATCCTAGAGATGGGTTAATATGTAGCTATGGCAAAAGAATAACATAAAACTAAAACTATCTGCACTTGCAGGTGTAGATAGTTTTCATAAAAACAACTGAATGTACAATATAGACTGGAATATCGAATTTAAGACAAAAGGCAAAGCATATCGCTTGGCTCTTATGGCTGAATGCGATATTGTTTGTTCTGTAAACAACTTGGCAGATACTGCTACAATAGTTTTACCAGAGGCAGTAATGAATACTGCTTTAAAGTTAGAAAATAAAATAGTAAGAGGTACAGAGGTTCTAATACAACTTGGCTATGACGGTCAATTAGAAACAGAGTTTATTGGCTATGTTCAAGATATAATTAATAGTGATAGTTCATTGAAAATAGTTTGTGAAGATGCTTTGTTTTTATTCCGAAAAGGAGTAAAAGACAGAGAATTGAAACCAACATCGCTAAAAAAAATAGCGCAGTATTTAGTTAATGAAATTGATACTGGTTATAAAGTGAATTGTACTTATGATATTAATTATGAGAAATTCACAATACATCAAGCAACAGGATATGATGTACTAAAGAAAATACAGCAGGAAACCAAAGCAAACATCTTTTTTAATACCGAAACAAAAGTATTACACGTTCATCCACCTTATGTAGAAAAAGGAGGCGAAGTCTTTTATTCAATGCAAAAAAATATTGAAAATTCAAGCTTAGAATTTAAAAACAAATTAGATACTAAAGTTGAAGTAACAATTGAAAGCACAGACATAAAAGGTAAAGTTCACAAGGCTACAGCAGGAACAACAGGAGGAAATAAAGTAACACTTAAAGTAGGCGCAATGGATAAGGCGTCAATGCAACGGATTGCAGATGCCGAATTAATCAAAAAAAGTGCTGCAGGTTATGAGGGGACTTTTGACACTTGGCTCATACCAATGTGTAAACCGACTTACTCAGCACGTATAAAAGATGAAGACTATCCTGACAAAACGGCATGGTATTATGTAGTTGGTGTTACAACAAATTTAAGCGAAAGCGGAGGGAAAAGAACAGTTACACTAGGAATAAAATTAAGTTGATGGATCAATTAACCAAAATAAAAAGAGCCCTAAAAGAAATTGTTGGAGCAAATCCTAATTTACCAATAACGGCAACAATAAAAAGTGTTCAAGGTGACCATTGTACTATTACACTAAAAAGTGGGTTGGACTTAAGCGATGTTAAATTAAAGGCAACTATTGATGGCGATAATTACTTATTGATAATTCCGAAAGTAGGATCTAAAGTAGTGGTATTAAGTTTAAGCGGTGAGTTAGATAATTTGTCAGTTATAAAAGTTGATGAAGTAGAACGTATAGAATTAATAATTGGCGATACTAATTTTAAAATAGACAATCAAGGTTACGAAATTAATCAAGGTAATGAGAATTTAAAAACAGTACTTAATGACTATATCACGCAATTTGGTAAGCTCTGTGATGAATTAAACAAAGTGGTTGTTTCTATTGGAGTTACACCAAATGTATCACTAATAACACAAATAAAAAATGAAGTAACGCAAAATATTAATCAGCGTTTAAATACAATTTTAAAGTAGTTGCAATGGCATTTAATAAATTAGTACTCAAGAACGATTTAAAAGTAGGGCTACGTCAAATATTTGATAACCCTAGTATCGTAAATAATAAGGACGCTATTGCCGATGCAATGGCTCAGTTACTATCTGATAAAATTGATAATTACGTAAAACAAGGTAAGGCTGTGGGAACAGATAGTCACGGCGACACACATACTTTAACACTAGAATAATGAAAGATAGAGCAATACAAGTTGTCGATAACGAAGACGAAGGAACAATCTTAGATTTGAAGATTAACCCTGTGCGTGATGATAATGGTAAGATAATACAAGGGCTTATTATTGGCAATACGCTAGAACAAAATAAAGCTTTTATGCTATTGGCACACGCAGGAGATTTTAAAGCTAATCCTACTTTAGGAGTTGGTATTGAAGACGCACTATTGTCTAGTAATTTGCTAGAGTTTAGACATAAAATTAGAGAGCAGTTTACAAAAGATGGTTTAAAAATTAGCCATTTAGATTTGTATGATTTAAAACAAGTAACCATTGAGTGTAGCTATGAGTAATATAGTAAAACAAGGACAATGCCTTATAGATAAGGTAATTCATCTTACAGGGTCGTATGAGTCGGCACTTGATATAGCAATAGAAAATGGTGTAAGCGTAACAGCTATTATTGGCGATGATGACTTGGCTATTGGGTCTACCATAACAGTAAAAAAAATAATCAACAAAGCAGTTGTAGCCTTTTTTAATAAAAATAATGAGCCTGCAACTAGCATTGACAGAAAAACAATAGCAGCAATTGGTATAGGCGATATGGAAATAGGTAGCACATTTATAATAGGATAATGGCAAAGACAAGACAAGAAATAAAGCAAGAAATAACGAGCGCATTTGTAAATAATGATACCATAAAATCACTTTATGGATTAACTCCTGGTAACAGCTTTGAGGAGGAGTTCTCATTGGTATCTTTAGAAAATATACTTTTTGATATGATATCGTTTTCAATACATCTGCTTGCCAAGTTGTTTGATGCACATAAACAAGAAATAACTACAATAATTAAAGATCAAAAAAAAGGAAGACTATCTTGGTATAGATTTATGGCGTTAAAATTTCAGTACGGATTTGACTTACAAACAGACAGCGATAATTTTGATAATAACGGATTTACTCAAGAGCAAATAGCCAACTCAAAAATAATTAAATACGCTGCCGTTAATAATAGCGATACTATTGGCGAGATTGTAATAAAAGTAGCTGGAGAGTCTAATAATGAATTATCGCCAATAACAAATGCAGAAAAGGATAGCCTATCGGCTTATTTTGAAGAAATCAAATTTGCGGGCACGGCAATACATATAATCAATTACCAAGCAGACATCCTACTGCTGAATTTAGTAATATACCGAGACCCTCTCGTAATAGACGCAAACGGATATTCTATTATAAATGGAAATAAACCAGTGGAGGATGCTATACAAGAGTTCATGAAGGAGCTCCCTTTTAACGGAGAATATACAAATGCAGCTTTGGTTGATAAGTTGCAAGAAGTAGACGGCGTTATTATTCCGCACCTAATAGTTGCAAAATCTAGCTGGATAGATCCTAGCATAAACGGGTATGGTCAACCCACAAATATAGACGTTAAGCGTATTGCAAAAAGCGGATATTTTAAGATTGAAAACTTTGATAATATTAGCTATGTGGTATAATTTGAATTTTAACATATTAGCTAGGCTATTGTTGCCATCATTTTTAAGAAAGCAAGCACTTATTAATTATTGCAACATTGTGCTTCTTCCTATAAGTAATATATATGATGTGTGGTTATCGTTTAGGTATAATAATATCTATAAGCTAGCACACAACGGGCAAGTTTGTTTCTTGAGAAAAGTGCTAAATGATAAGTTTGATCCACAGCTTCGAAGAATACGAATAGGAAACGGTAATAGTTATGAAAGATATTATATCTATACAACAGCAGAAAATAGACCTAATTTTTTAGGAGTAAGTTACATACATAACCATAGTGATTATTCAGACACTGGAGTAGATTTTATTGTTTACGCACCACATACAATAAGTGCGATGCAAACTCAAGAAAAATACGAATTAAAAGCGCTCATTGATTTTTATAAAGAGGGCGTAAAACGATATAAAATAATAGCAGAATGAATACAATTGATTTTCTACAAACAGGAGGTTTTCCATTAGAAACAAACACACTAGACAGTATGCAAACGGCATACGCTATATTTAATAAATATGGTGCAATGATAGGCGAAAAAACTATTATAACTGGCTGTGTGCAGACTGGCGGCACTATTAGTAACGGCGTTATTTATGTTAACGGAGAACTTCTAGAATTTATAGGAGGTACGTTACAACAAACTATACTAATTAGAGAAGATGTTACTACAGCAGTTTTTGAGGACGGGCTCACAAAACCAGTATACCGTAAAAGATATGCCGAATTTGGATCTGGAGTAAATGCTATAAACTGGTCAGAATTTACAAGAACAAAAACGTTAAAAGAGCTAAGTGAAGAAACGCTACCAACAGCAACTGAGTCTATAAAAGGAATTGCAAAACTTGCAACAACAGCTGAAGCAATATCGGGGGTTAACGATGAAAAAATAATAACTCCAAAAAAGCTCAGCCAAGCAGTATCTGATAAGTTAACAAGCTATGTAGAAAAACTACACAGCGGATCTATACACTTGGGCGATGCACCAAATGGTGATGACGAGCTTATTACTATTAATATACCAAATGTAGGTACAACAAATTATTTAGTACTTGGCAATTTTAGAAGTATTAGCGAAGCTTCTTGGAATCAAAATAATGACATCATATACATTGTTGCCGCAAGAAACCTAACAAATTTTAAAATAGGAGTTAGGGAGCTTTCTGTTGCTGTGCAAAACGTATATTTTGACTATGTACTAATAAAACTATAATTATGATAAACTTAAACACAATAAAAAACTGGTTCAGAACAGGGCTAAAACCAACGCAAACGCAATTTTGGGCTGCTTTTGATTCCTTCTGGCATAAAGAAGAGCAAATACCACTTGATAAAATTGATGGTATTCAAAATGTATTTGACAACAAAGTAGATAAAGTAGCAGGAAAGAATTTATCAACTAATGATTTAACAGATGTATTAAAGGCTAGATTATTAAGCGATAGAGTTATAAACGTAAGTTCTGACAATGTAAATCATACATTAACTTTTGATTTTAAAGATGGTAATGATGTAACCATTGATTTATCTGCTTTAGTGGTAGATATACACACAAATGGTTTATCGCTTGTTGGTGAAACATTACATTTATTAGATACAGACGGAAGTGAATTAACTTTAGACTTATCTCAATTTATAACTAGTGCAGAATTAACAGAGAATATTATTACATTACAAGCAAGTTATGCTGTTGGTGATGGTGTAGATGCTGGAGACACACAAGCTAATTTTAATACTGAAGCAACCCAACAAATAAGCGATAATACAAATGATATTGTTGATTTGCAAGATAATAAGGTAGATAAAGTAACAGGTAAGGGTTTATCAACTAATGATTTTACCAATAATGATAAAAATTTTCTATATAATCTTCATCCAGATAATATAGAGTTAGACTCTAATTATGGCACCATACAAGTAGCTGTTGGGGATAGTCAACAGGATTTTAATAGTGAAGTTGATGCATTTTTAGAAGATTTATATTTAACAAAAGTAAGTAAGTCAACGTGGATAACTCCAACCTTGAACAAAGGATGGGTAAATTACAATGGAAGCAGCTATCCGTCTGGATATAGACACGCTGGTTACAAAAAAGAGGGAAATCGTGTAGTAATGAAAGGGCTTGTTAAAAGAACATCAGAAACTGATAATATAATATTCACTTTGCCAGTTGGATATCGTCCTGAAGGTAGAATAATTCTATCACCATATGGAGACCGAGTAGATGTTCTTAATAATGGAGATGTTGTTTTAGCAAGTGGTTCAGCAGATTTGGTATCATTAGAATTATCATTTGATATATAAATTAATTAAAAAATAAATAAAATTATGGCAATCGTACACGCAAAAACAGCACAACTAGAACAGCAATTAGAACAGCAATTAGAACAAGTAAAATCTGTAAAAGTGCAAACAGTAAATGCTGTTGAACAAGTTATTGATGGAATAGAACCTAAATAAGAAGAAATTATGAAAGAAGGAATAAAAAGGGTTGGTAAATTATTGTTATTTGTAATGATATTACCGTTAGCATTTACTTTAGTGGTTGCATTATCGATTATAGCATTTTTCTATATGCTTGTTGAAACTGTAATAAACAAAGATAAGCGAAACATTGGCAATATAATAGACGGACTTTCGCATTATTTTAAGACGATTGATTTAGCAATAGACCAAATGGGCAATGTAGCATTTGCTAATATATTGAATAAACATTTTTTGGATTTAACCAATCCTAATATTCATTTATTTGGTGACCCAGACGAAACAATAAGCGAGGTTACAGGTATTAATTTTTTATTGGGAACATTAAAAAGAAAATGGTTGCAACAAAGTTTAAATTTTGTAGAGAAAAATCACAGTAAAAATGCTTTCATATCAAGCTATGAAAAATCAGTAAGTAAAATTAACAAATATAAAAATATATATGATAGTCTAAAATAAATATACTTCTTTGGTAGGGCAGAATTAAAAAGTCCTCCAACATTTAAAAATACTTCTCAAGGTAATTAATAAATTTAGCATCAAAGCCACTATTGGAGGACATAAGTCTTCTAATTGTGGCTTTGCTTTGTTTATGAGTTACCTTGAGAGCAGCAAAAATAATAAAAATAAATAATAATGGCAACAAAGAAATTTAATTACAAGCAGCAATATGGGGTTATTGTGATTGTTGAAAATGAAAAGGAACAGATTAAACTGTTTAACAAGTTAAAAAAAGATGGTTTAAAATTAAAAATAGTAACAGTATAATGAAGAAAATTGAAGTAAATCACAGCACGAAAGACTTTGAAAGTTATCGTGCTCAAAGAGTAAAGAGTTTATTTAATGCAGAAAGTGGAGCAACTTGGCAACATACCGCAGAACTACCAATAGATGAAGATGAATGGCAAATTGGTTTAATAGTTGGATCTAGTGGTTCTGGTAAAACATCGCTTGGTAAGTTGTTTTTTGATGATAACAAAATTTACAACGCTTACGAAGGTTGGGACAATAGTAAACCAATAGTTGATTGCATTGCACCTGATGGAGATTTTAACAAAGTAACAGGAGCATTATCAAGTGTTGGACTTGGTGACGTTCCTAGTTGGTTGAGACCTTTTAAAGCGCTTTCTAACGGTAAGCAATTTAGAGCAGGAATGGCGCGTTTAATCGTTGATGCTCCAGATGAAGTTGTGGTTGACGAATTTACGTCTGTTGTTGATAGGCAAATTGCTAAAATTGGAGCAATGGCATTCGCTAAAGGTTGGCGTAGAAATAAAGGCAAACGTGTTGTGCTTTTAAGTCCGCATTATGATATTATAGAATGGCTACAACCTGATTGGGTTTATAATACTGACACAGGTCAATTA